TTAAAATTGTATACACACAATAAAGAGTGCCTGCCAAACCAATGGCAAGCACTATGATTACACTCCAAACGGGTTCAGTAGTAATGACGTGCTCTGGAAGAGTCACTTACTTTTTCTTAATCGACTTTCTAATGGCATCAATTCTCTTAGCAGTAGCATCAACTTCGGGAACTGGTCCCTTTTCGTCACCACCGTAGGGTTTCCAACCAGCAGGAGGTCTGTGCTTACTGCGATAACCCTCAACATACTGAGAACGATACTTACCACCAGTTTTCTTGTGGGTATCAGCAAGTTCTGCTGCTCTTGCGTCAGCATACTTCTTGCTCTTTACTGGTTTGCCAATCTTCTTCTCTTTCTTTCCATCAGTGGAACCCATTACCTGATAAGGCATCTCATCAATCTGTTCCACCTCTTCCTTTTTTACTTCTCTTTTCTTATACAGACTCTTACCACCTTTGGGGTTGTTCTTTCCAGAAACACCCCTATTCTTTTCTGCCTCATCATGATCGAACTCATCATCTTCCATAGGATCATAGTCCTTGGATTCCTTCATCTCAGGATTGATGACGACCTTATTCTTTACCTTCTTTTCAGTGATTTCCTTATCGTCTTCATCACTGGTGTAAGCAGCCGCAGTTGCTTCCTTTAGTTTTTTTTTACGCTTATCGATAGCAGCACCAACTGCCTTACGACGCTTCTTCAGATACTCATCACTCTTATCAGAGTCACCGTCGTTATCAACATCGTCATCCTCTTGACCTACGGGGTCAAGTGCCTCTGGCATGAATACATTTGCCATGGCACGGAGAGTGATAATCTCAGAGTTCTCTTGAATGAAGTTATCAGACATTTCTACCAGATCCAGTTCTGTATATGTTTTTATTTATGAGGGATTTAACTTTATCGTTGGGAGTCAACTTCTCGACATACTTACGATATGAATCAGTTCCTACTCCACGTTGAGATGCAGGAACACCTGCCTTATCAGTAAAGGTTTCTGTGATATCACGAATCCAGGACTTAAACATCAGTCCCTCTTTTGTAACAGCAATCACATGATTGGCACCCTTGCGAATAACACGACCAATCAAACCAGTATTAAGACTCTCAACCAGAGCACCGACATTAAAGATCTCACCAGAAACATAATGCTCACGGAGACCTTTCCAATCAAACTTAGGAGCAATCTCCCAAGTCTCAGACTTAACTGCCATGCTCTTCTGAACTGTATTGAAAAGTTGCTGAGCAAGTTTTGGTTTAGTTCCCTTGGGTAGACCAGATTTGAATGCCTCAAAGTCACCTTCAATGGCTAACTTTCTGAGTTTAGATGCAGACATACCCTCGACCCCTTCAGCATCGGGGTCCCGTTCTCCTGCACTGATGACATTAATCTCATCAAAATTATAGAGTTGCCCGTTGTATTTGTTTGCGAGGTTCTCAAACTCTTTCTGTCGGTCAGAACCAACCACGATGTTGACACTTCCATAACCTTCCAAATCTGCCTGTTTCAATGCGTCAAGAATAGTCCTGACACCAGCATCAAACACAATGTTATTAGCATGATCAGGGAACATCTGCTTCATGAACTCTACTTTGGTTTGAGAGTCCAGAGGATTTTTCTTTGCGTCCTGAGAATGAGACGGATAAACATAATACTGCTCACCCTCGGCAGTATCTTTGATCGTATCCAAAAGTTTCTGGTGACCAGCAGTAGGTGGATTGAACCTACCGAAACCAAGAGTTACTGTTCCTCTTGTCTTTTCAACTTCTTGCTCAGGTTCGGCTTCAGGCTGAGCTTGTTGCGCTCCCTGATCATTCCCAGCAACGGGTTCGTCTGGGAGTGCTTGCCTTGCTGCTGCTCCTGGTTTATCAGGATCTGTTCCAGCAGAGGGTCTCCTTCCACTGGAGAAAACCAGTTTGCCATCGACTGTCCTCGCAACTACTTTTCCACTAGGGTCTACCCAACCACCATGACCGTCACCCGTGAGACCTAATCTCTTGGCTTGTCTGGCAGCCTGCGTAACTGATTCTGATAGAAATTTTGAGAAACTTTTCATTTATCCCAGTTCTTCACAAGAGTAACATTGGCACGGCGGAAATCGTCATCGACGAACTTGTAAGCACTACCACTATTTACAAACCCATAACCTTCAGGGTTAGTATGGGTATATCCACGATTGGTTTTAGTGTAAGTATCGATAGTGCGGACTTTGTTCAGTTGGTCAATAATGACCTTCTTTGCAGCACGAATGTTGATATAGGATGCTACCGTGAAATAGATAGCATTCTCATTTGCTGCGATGAACTTCAGTCCATCTGTTTTCATCTGTAGATATTTATCTTTTGCCGCAGCAGACTTCTTGGAAAGGATCTCCTCGTTCATCTTTGCGGTGAAGAACGAAGCAAAATCAGCAGCAACACGTTTCGTATTGGTGACTGCCTGACCCTTACGAATCATCTTATTGAAGAACTGCTTGAACAGAGCAGACATGATGAAACGAGACTCACCAGTGTTGCCAAGCAGGTCAAGGAAAGAAGATGCTTGCTTCAGAGAACCAACAGCACGACTAATCAGGGAACGATAATTCCGAACTTGACCAGGAGTAAAGCTAGCAACACCAGAGGCATCAGTAAAATTCGCACTGGCAACAAATACATCATCAGTGCTCTTGATGTCGGGCAGTTGCGAAGCAAAAGCAACCTGAGCCGTCTGAATGGACGGACCAGCATACCTCGTGTGGAAGACGATACCCAACCTTGCCCTAAGAATTTGTTCAGCAAGAACTGAACCAATAGGAACGGTGTAAGTAATAGTATTAGGAGTGAAAGTAAGAACTCCATTTCCACCGATTTTACCTGTTCCCAAATCGTCGGTGTAGAGGAGGTCACCTTGAACAATCCCCGTGATATTCAGTTGTGGAAGATACGCAAGACATGTCTTGAGTTTGTTTGCTAGAGACCCAGTATACCAACGATCAATGTCCGAAACATTAAAACATGCTTTAGGATTGGTCTTGTTGAAGACGGACTTGGTGCCGACAAAAAACTTTCCTGTCTGAGGATCTGTGCCGCAAACGATGGCAGGAGCACCATCCCACTTGGTGGTGATGCCAATGTCAGGGGACTTGCCAGATAGATAGTCACCAGCAGACTGGAGGAGGTCGATCACATCCTTGCCACCGTCACTGCCACGGTTCAGGATCTCGTCTTCCAGGTGTTCGAGGTGGGTGTTTTTCATACCCATATTATACAGCGTATTCTGCTGGAGGAGGGAGGAGGTGGACACTTTACAAAGTGGGTTCTATACGGATAACAGCTTCATTCAATCTCACACCTTCTTTTGTTTTGCCCCTACCCTTCAGTCTAATATCAACATATGTTTTATCAGCAATCATGTTCACTAACTTATCATCAATGGGTTTCAACTCCCTCTCATTGAGAATATAGTTAGCAGCTTTATCACTACCACTACCAAATAAAGATTCACCAGTTAATGACTCACGAACCAGTTCTCTTTTAAACTCTAAAAATAGTTTATCACCCTGAGGAACTTTTCTAGATCCAAGAATAGATTGAAGTCTATCGTTCAACCCACCCTGCCTTTTTGCTTTTTCAAGAATAGCTTTCATTACTGGTTGTGGTTGTTTCTTTGGACCCTCTCCAAGTGTCTCAGACAACTCATCCAAAACCATAGCAACTTCTTTAATTTGAGCACCACCCATATTACCTTTCATAGCAACTTTAAACAAAACATTATTCAGAACACGAACCGTACCCTGAATACCAGAACTAGAAAGTTGATAGGCATCTCCCCACTTCATAGAGCACTTATACTTTCTGCCGTTCTTTACAAACAAAACATCAGTTTTGGGTTCTGGATTAGATCCACCTAGTTGTTTGAACGAGGTATAAAAACTATTACTAAAAGATTTTGGTTGAATGATGTCCATCATATTGTTGGCAGCTTGCTGTACATCATTGCCAACTGGTTGCTTTAGAAGTTTTCCCAATTCATTCCTTATATTGGAAGATGGATCCAAAACTCTTGAATACGCAGCAATCATTATCGCATATTCAAATTGCTTTCCCTTATCTATAGCCATTAAAAAAGAGGGACTATTCTTCCCTCTTATTTAGATATTCTTTTTCAGTCTGGTAAGGAACAATCTTACCAGTTTTCAGTTCCCAAGCATAGATGATATCTGGGATTAACCACTGGTCTATACGATAGCAATACTCCCAGTTTACAGGTTGAACACAGTTCATCACAACAACCTGAAAGAATGCTACCGTGTAGTTCCAGATGGTATACATCATTCGTTATCAAAGAAAGGACCGAAACGACCACTGCTACCAGGTTTCCGATCTTCTAGCATATCAAAGATAGAATCCGTAGATGAGATGTGGTCAAGCTCTTTGATTAGATTAGCAATCTGGGAACATACTAGGGGTCGTTCACCTCTAGCAGCAAATGCCAATGCATTACGCAGAGAAGCAGATGCTTCATCCAAACTTTCTTGGACAGATTCAGACAGTGCCATCGGTTTCTTCCTCGTCAACGATCATAAGTTTGCTGAGTTGTTCATCAATGTCAGAAATGACTTCACGAATCAAGGTGACCCGTTCGGGAACAAACTCTTCACCATAACCTTTCTGTGCCTCAGTAAGAACTTGAAGCATCCAGTAAGCTTGAATGGGTTTAACTTCTATTTGTAAATTAGTAACTTCGGTCATACATCTCCTTCTTTACGGTTTTCGGAATAGTGGACATCAAACTCTCCACCAGGATAACGAGACTTCAGTTTATCAACATTCATCTCAATAATCTCTTCTGGAGAAACATCAAGTGCCATACATGCTTGCATAAAATACCACATGATGTCACCCATCTCACGTTTCAGGTGAAACAGATTGTCTTCGTTGACTGGTTTGCCTTGGAAAACAATTTTCTTGATGATTTCAGTAAACTCACCTGCTTCTGCACAGAGTCCTACAGCAGCAGTAAGCAGTCGCTCGGAGTGAAAACCTTCACCCTCAAGTTCTTGAAGACGATAGATAAACGCTTCGTGCTCTTTGCTTTGTACAGACGTGACTGCATTGACGAACTTTGCATACTTTAGAAAATCAATCATGATAAGTGGCAATAAAAGGTTCTTGTTGGGTATCGGGTAGGTATTTGTCTTTATCGTACTGCTGTTTCAAAAGATCAGGATGGGGTGCGTACTGTGGACCTTCATAGTTACCAGCAAAGACAACTTCATTTGTGGGAAGTGCTTTTGGCATCTGAATGTCAATCACAGGACCCATAAGGTGATTGGTGTTCTTGACATAGGAACGTGCTCCAGGGCACATCTCCACAAGCATTCTAGCATCTTGTTCTGTTCCACAGTCAGCAATTTTTCTACCAGTAGCAGTGTCAATAACTGACCAGTATTCATCGGGTAAGTAATTACTCAAAACTTCAACTTAGCAAATTTGTCCTTGAAGGATGATTCCTCATCATTATATTCCTTATCGTCTCCACTGTCAAGAATATCGGATTGAGCACTTTGCTCACAATCATATAGACGCATCTTTGCCCTGTCAATGCCGACTACAAATCTCTTAAAGATTGTAGGGTCATTGTATCGGTTCTTAAGCTGCTTCACCATTATCTGCCCAAGTCCCTCCAACTCTTCGGTTGAAATAAGGGCAAACATAAGATCAGCAGTAGCAGGGAGACCAAAGGATTCACTAGTGTCAGTGAGGTCAACGTCGCTGCTACTATAACCAGAACGAGTGGTCTGGGTGGCAGATACGATAGGGACCTGGGCTTCGACAGCCAACCCTCTAAGTTCTTCTGCAATAGACTTAATATAGCTATATGAATTGACAGAACCCATCTTGCTGTAACGGGAACTAGCACAAATGTTAAGGTAATCAATAAAAATAATGTCTGGCTTAAATGATCGCTTGAGTTGAAGTTCATTTAGAAGTGCCCTGAAGTGTCCCTCATGTGCAGCAGCAGTGGGATACTCTTTAATTATAAGAGTTCCCTGAGTTTTCTTAGAAAGGTTACTTACCTTGTTCTCAAACATTTGCTTTGGAAGTTCACCAATATCCTGAATATTTACGTTCAGGAGATTAGCATCAATTCGTTCTGCAATTTTTTCCTCAGCCATTTCAAGCGTGATATAAAGTACATTCTTCCCCTGTAGTAGGACGGAAGATGCGACATGGCACATAAAGAGACTCTTACCGACACCAGTGCCAGCCAGAGCAATGTTAAGAGTTTTATTCGGGAGACCACCTTTTGTAATTTTGTTAAAGAATTCGAGATCAAAGGGAATCTTGTCTTCTTTTTGGTGGTAGAAGTTGTAACGGTCTTCATAATCCTCCAGATAATCGTGACCGACGTTGTTGTCAAAACAAACTGCTAGAGCATCCTGAAGGATTGCTGGGATAGCATCTCTATTCTTTTTCTCATCACCACCATCCGCAATGCGAATGGATTCCATCAGTGCCAAATAGATGGCACGATCCTTACACCACTTCTCGGTTGCGTCAAGCAACCACTGCTGATTGATTTCTTCGTCAACCAAACTATCAATAATCTTTGAGGTCTCAACATATTCGTCTTGAGTCAGATCAGTTCTATTCTTGATCTCAATAGATAAAATCTCTTGAGACGGTAACTTGTCATACTTAGTGATGAACTGAGAAACTTCCTCAAAGGTAATTTTCTCTACCCTACTCTCAAAATAATCAGGCTCAATGAAAGGAAGAACTTTTCTAAGGTAGTCCTCATTGTAGATTAGATTGCTGAGGATAGTCCTCTCGATTCTGTCCTTCATAGGTAATGAAAATAACCACTAATAATGTACTTGTCTCCACTTATAGGAGGTAGTCCTGAATGTGGAAATAACCACAGAGGTGGGAAGATTACCATTCTACCACTCTTAGGTTTGATATGGTTCATATCACCATTATATCCACTGAAAAGAGTTTCACCACCCTCCTCCACATCATTCAGATATGTAAAGAAAGCAAGATATCTTTTGGCAGATTTGTAATCGGCAACATCAACGTGCTCATCAAACCTATCTTTACCACCAGGAGTATACTTTTTGATACGAAACATTTCCCACGAATGTTTCTGTGGTAGAAACTTAATCTTTAAATCGTCAACATACTTCTTTGTATGCTTCTTGCAAGAATCAGCAAGTTCTTTAGAGAATGGATGAGATGCTCCTAGACTTTCTGTAAGATTGTACTGTGTAAAAGTAGGAAGTCCTCCACAATCTACAGGATCGTGGAAGACTTTGTTTGCTTCAAAGAAGCTGATCAGTTTCTTACAGAATGCTGGGTCCAGAGCATCATCATATACTCTAACATAATCAGATAGAAGCTCCATAAGAGAACTCCTGTTGTGCTGTCTCGTCTAGTGCTTGCATCACTTCTGGAGTGAAATACTTCTCGGGTTCTGCGAGAATCTGTTTAGCATAGAGTTTTTTACCATCGATTTCGTATCGACCTGCGACATTCTTCCATAGACCGCCCAGTTCACCGAGCTCAAGAAGACCGTAATATCGATCAAGACCACGGTGATCATAATACAGACGTACCGTAACATCTTTGTTCTCCTTGCTTAGACGAGACTTAGCAGTCTTTGCCTTGATAATGTTTCCAACGACTGCTGTTCCATCTTTCTCCTTTTTCTTTGAGAGGTATATGATTGTGCTAGCAGCATACTTAAGACCACTACCACCACCCATCTCTTTTGTAGGAACGTAAGCACCAATAACATCGTAGGTATGGTTAGTAACAATCATGGGAATGTTTGCTTGACCCAACTTAAGAGTGAGCATACGGAATGCACCTTTGACCAGTTGAGATTTGGTCATGTCACGAACTTGTTTGTCGTTCAGTGCATCTGTAATTTCTTTCTCAGTGGAAAGCATACCTAAAGAGTCTAGGACAAACATGCAAGGTTTGCGTTCATCTTCAGGTTTTTTTAAGTATATATCTACTGCCTTCAGTGCCTTACCACGGAACTCTTCAATTGTCACGACATTAACAACAACCACTCGGGTTAGATCGATGCCACGACTCTCTAGAAGTCCCTTGTTAACAGCAGCCTCAGTATCAAAGTAGAGGCAATAACCATCGGGGTTAGAATCCAGAAAATTCTTAACCACAGCGAGAGAAAAGAAAGTCTTTCCAGTACTAGACTCTCCAGCAATAGCAGTAATCTTATTGCGAGATACACCGCCAAATACACTACCTGAGACCAGTGCATTAAAAATGTATGAACCTGTGTCAACAAATTCTTCATTCTCTTCAATGTCTGCTGCTAGTTTGGTGTAATCATCACCGATTTCTTTTACAATATCTTTCAGAAAATCCATCAAGCTGCCATCCCGTATTGGTCACGAAGAATTTTTTTATAAGGAAGACCCTG